CTCCCGAACAAGAAAGAAACTCTATGTCTGAAAACATCGAGCTAGAGGTTCGTTCCGTGATGGATGAGGTCGCTGAGTTGCGCCGAGTCGTTGAGGCGGGGCTAACCCCTAACACCCCTGCACCAGTCGGTGCTGAGATTCGTTCACAGGGTGAGTTTGCAAAGAAGCTGCTAAAGGGTGACACCGGTGCAGTTGAGCTTGCGCGTGCAGCATCGGACTCTTCCGACACCGTTGCGCTACCGGGCTTTGTAGGTTTTGTAAACAACCTAATTGACCAGAACCGCCCGCTAGTATCTGCCTTCTCTCGCGCAGCTCTACCAGCTTCCGGCCTAACCGTTGAGTACGCTTCCGTTACTGCTAATACCATTGCAGTTGGACAGCAGGACCCAGAGGGCGAGGCTCTAAGCTTTGGAAACCTAACCATTGCTTCTACTTCCGCAGATGTAAAGACCTACGGTGGTTACACCAGCTTCACCAAGCAGACCATCGAGCGCTCTTCGGTAGACTACCTAAACACCGTATTCCAGGCTCTAACCATTGCTTACGCTAACGCAACCAACGCGGCTCTAAAGACCCATGTTGAGGGCCTAAGCTACACCGGCAAGGTATTCGATGCTTCGGCTCTAACCGCTGAGGCAGTTACCACCGCCATCGCAAACGGTGCAGTCTACATCAAGGAGAACACCGGACTCTCTCCTGAGTTCATCGTTGCTTCCCCAGAGGCTTATGTGAAGCTAATCACCATCGTTGATGGTGCTGACCGCCCACTAGTTCTACAAAACGGTGCAGGAATCAACAACATTGGTTCTGCTAACGCTCCGGGACTAACCGGTTCGCTACTTGGCTTGCCAATCATCGTGGACCCACAGATGACCGCTAACAAGTGCTACATGGCTAACTCGCGCGCTATCCAGACCTTCGAGTCCGCAGGTGCGCCAGTTCGCCTAACCGATGGTGACATCACCACCCTCACCGACTCAGTATCCGTTTACGGCTACATGGCAATTACCACCCCATTTGCGGGCGCAATTGTCGAGTTGGATGTAGTGGCTTAGTAGGTATCTAAATGGCGCATGTGACGGTGGCAGACCTTCAGGCCTACATTGGTACTGAGGAAACAGGTGACTTTATCGAGTCCTGCCTTAGTGCAGGTAATGCTTTAGTCGGTAACTACATTGGTGAGGTAGACACGGTCCCTCACGAAGTTCACCACCAAGCAATCTTGATTGTTGCTTCAGAAATCTTCCACCGCCGCAGCGCGCCTAATGGCATTGCACAGTTTGCAAGCATGGATGGTTCGCCGATTCGGGTTGCCAAAGACCCAATGAATTCGGTTTACCCACTGCTACTGCCTTTTGTTGGGTACGGTGTTTAGTGACTAACGAAATCACACTAAGCAAGGCCGAGCTAAAGCTAGACCTTCAGGAAGCGGGAATCAATGTTCTGGATTATGTGCCAGAGCGTATTGTCCCGCCTATTGTGATTATCAATAGCGCTTCACCGTACCTGACACCTAGCACTATCGGTAGCGAATACATTATGAGCCTTGAGCTTGTGATTGTCGCTGCAACTGCTACTAATAAGCAGGCAACCGAGAAGCTAGATGAAGCAATCGAGAGTGTTATCAAGGCTTTGCCAAGATACGCCAGACTGCTAAGGGTTAATGAGCCTTACAACATGCAAACAAACAATGCCGAATACCTATCGGCTAATTGCTCTATCGAGCTAGAAATCACAATTTAGAAAGGAAACTGCAATGGCAGCTTCAACCCGCATCAAGGCACAAAACATTGTGTTCAAGATTGGCTCAACCGAGTACGCTTGCGATGCAACCATGGTTTCCCTAGAGCTTGGTGATGCACCCGGAGATGTCCAGACTTTTTGCGAGCAGCGAGTCGGCGGACAATGGGCGCTAACTTTGGAAGGTATCGTTTCTGGCGATGCTTCATCCCTATACCGAGTTCTATGGAGCAACTTCGGAACAACCGGAACCTTCACGATTGCCCCTAACGGCAACGCGACTGCTTCCAGCAATCAGCCACACTACACCGGAACCGTTAAGTTCAACCAGCTTCCACCACTAAGCTTGATGACTAACGAAACCGCTACTTTCTCGGTAGCTCTAGAGGTAGACGGCTCAGCACATGACCCAGCCAACGATGTGTATTACGGCGTGGAGATTGTAACCGCCTAACCATGGCAGATTCAGGTGTCAAGGTTGCAGGGCTGAATGATGCAATTAAAGCTCTCAGGATTGTTGGTGTTCCCGATGCGGAGATTAAGCGTGCGGGGCAAGAGTCCGGTGAAGCAGTTGCTAATGAGGCCCGCAGCCTTGTCCCAGTTCGCACAGGAAAGTTGCGAAGCACAATCAGAGTCGGCAAGGCTCTAAAGAAAATTACAGTAAGCGCCGGTAACAATCGCCAGAGCGGAGTTCCCTACGCTAACCCAATCCATTGGGGTTGGTTCAAACGCAACATCGCCCCTCAGCCTTTTTTCTCAAAAGCAATCGGTATAACTCGCGATGAGGTGTACAACAATTATTTGCGCCAGCTTGATAGACTGCTCGACAAGCAGAAAACGAAAGGCACAGATTGATTAATTTTGAGGATTTGACTCTCGAGGAAATCGAAGAGTTAGAGCTGCTAATCGGCAAGGGGATTGATGCCGCATTTGAGAGCAAGCAGCCAAAGGGAAGAGCGCTTAGGGCGTTTGTGTTTATCGCAAAGAAGCGTGAGAACCCCAACTTTAAGTTTGAGGACACCGCAAAGATTACTCAGGCAGAGGCTACAAAGTTTCTCTCGGGTGATGACCCAAAAGACAAATAAAGTTAGAGCAGGCAGAGCGCATGGCAAAGTTCTGCTTGTATTACAAAGTATCAGTAAGTGAATACAAGGCTCTAACCCTAACCGAATACAAGAAGTTTATTGAAGTTGCCGAAGGGATGTACGAGTGAGTTTGATTTTAAATGTCGAGATTCTCGGCGAATACAAGAAGCTTACTACTGCTACTAAGGGCGCTCAGACATCCCTGAAGAATCTTGAGAAGCGTACACAGGGCATCTCTAGGGGCATCAACACCGCTCTAGGTGCAATTGGTGTCGGGTTCACTTTATCTGCCGTTATAAACGCTTTTGAGCAGTCTACAAAGGCTGCTATTGAGGACAGGAAAAGCAAAGAGCTACTAAGCAAGGCTCTCGAGGATAACCTACGCCTAACCGATGCACAGGTAGACAGCGTTGAGAAGTTTATTAGCAAGACACAGCTCGCCACTAGCGTTGCAGATGACCAACTACGCCCAGCATTTCAAAAGCTTGCTATCGGTACTAAGGATGTTAAGGAAGCTCAAGACCTACTAAGTGTTGCACTAGATGTGTCTGCCGGTACAGGCAAGAATCTAGACACAGTTGCTCAGGCAATGGCGAAAGCGCTAGAGGGAAACACCGGAGCGCTTGCCAGATTGGTCCCAAGCGTAAAAAACGCCAAAGACCCAATGCAAACTCTTGCTGATACTTTCGATGGAGCAGCGGAAGCAGCAGCCAACACCGACCCCTACGCACAGATGCAAATTATTTTTGGGGAAATGCAAGAGCAGATTGGTACAGCTCTTCTTCCAATACTTGATGAATTCTCACAATGGCTAAAGACCCCCGAGGGGCAAGAGAAGCTACAAGAGATTGTTGATGGGATTGTTGACATAATCATTGAGGGCGCGAAGCTTATCGATTGGATTATGGATGTCAAGACCCAGTTCGATAAGTGGAACATTAGCATCGGTGCAGTTTCAACATCGCTACTATTCTTGCTCAACTCTCGCCTAATCGCTTTCGCTGCAACCAACCCAACGATGGCAGCAGCACTAGCAGGTATCGGGCTTATAGCAGCAGGTATGTGGACCGTTTACGAGAACACCAAGCGCGCTACAGACCAAATAGACGAATTCCAAAGACTTCAGAGTATTCAGCGCGCAACCAGCAATCCAGTTGTAACGCCTGAGGAATTAAACGCCGCGACTTACAAGGGAATCCTAGAAGCACCAAAGACCCCTGCCAAGCCAACCCCAGTCCCAATTGTCCCGGGGCCTGCTAAGCCTTCGACAGTTCCCAAGACTGCACCGCCTTCACCAATCAACATTAATGTGAGCGTAAAAAAGAGCATTGCATCGGGGCCTGACATTGCTAAAGCAATTAACGCTTCTAACCGTAACCTAGGCACTCAAACGATTAAGAATTTGAAGTACTAATGAGCGATGTACTACAAGACTTCAAGATAGATGAAAATCTAAAGGTTGAGTTTTTCCTGCCAGATGCAGCCGGTAATCTCTTCATCTTGGGCATCTCGCTACTCGGCGGCGATGATGTGCTTGCAGGTGCCGGGCAGTTTATCATTGGAGCTTCGCTGCTCGGTGGGACTGACACTCTTGCGGGTGAAGCTCAGATTGCGTTTACATGGCAGAGCTATGAGTGCAGCGTTTCAGAGCTAGACATTGACTTCGGTGGAGA